ATTTGTGATACGGCTTGCGACAGAACCATCACCAGCGGTTGTAGCAAATGGGTTAGCAACCATGCCATAACGGGTCTTGAAACCAATCTTTGGCTGGAATGTGTCTTGACCAATTGCACGAACCATCTGTAGAGGAACGTATGGGCAATAGAATAGACCAGCGTCGAATGGTGAAGAACCCTTGTAACCAACTGTTACAAGTTCGTTACCGTTTGCAGAACCACCGAAGTAAGGATCGATGTAAACTTTGATTTTGCCGTGGATTGTACCAGCAAAGGTGTTGCCGGTGTCGTCAACCTGTAGGTCTGCACTTAGAGCAGGTGTGTAGTCAAGAACCTTTGCCATAGCAAGAGCTGATGCAACGTCTGAAGAAACGATCAGAACGTTACCCTTACCACGACGTGTTGCCTTTGCGATAGCATTCGCTTCACGTTCGATTTGGAAGATAAGACCCTTGAACTTTTCAACTGACCAACGACCGTTAGAGTCTGTGTCAAGGTCGAATGTTCCTGCGGTTGTTACACCATACTGTGCCCCAACTGTAGCAGAGATATAGATAGAACGGATAACTTCACGGTTGATTTCTGCAAGGATTTCTGTTGACAGAATGTTTGCCAATTCTGTTTCAGCATCCAAGCCGTGAACTGCCTTAAGGTCTTGTGCAAGTTCCATGGTGTATTCTGCCTTTAGCGCCTTGCTGCGAGCAGTAACAGTTACCTTGTCAATTGCGAATGCCATTTCAGCAAACTGGTTTGTTGAAACGTCACCAAGAGCTTCAGCCTGAGCTGTAGTCATACCACGTCCTAGACCGTAAGCACCTGCGCTTGAAAGGTCATAAACAGGGTCTGTGTTTGCGTAACCGGTAGAAACGTTACCGTTAGCACCAAGAGCGTTGGTAGATGAAAATGCTGTATTTGCTTCGTTAAATAGAGCTTCTGTTCCACCCATTGTCTTGTACTTAGAACGCATTGCGAAGATTAGACCGGTAGGACCAGTCATAGCCTGAACACCGCAAACGTCATAAGCGATAAGGTTTGGAAGAGCACGGCGAACTAGAGAGATAAGAATTGGGTCGTAAGAACCAACGTTGGTTCCAGAACCAAGACCACCACCAGAGTTTGTAGGTGCACTTTCATTTAGTTGTCTGCGTTCTTCTGCCATTGAAACTTCCTGGTTTTCAAGAATGATAGCAGTAACCGCGCGACGATATGGGTCTTTAATCTTAGAAAGACCTTCGTGGTCAAGGACTGGTGACCACTTGTCTTCGAGTGCTTCTGTTAAATACATGAGTTGTAGTTCCTTTTCTTATTGTTCTTTAAAATTATCTTGGTAGTTTTCCGCCAATAGCCTTAACGTAAGTCGCCATTGGTCCGTTTAGGTTTTCGGTAAGCACTTCTGCTTTGCCATTTGAAACTGATTCTGCTTTGTCAATGACTTTGCTGTTGTCAGTCTTAATAGGGAAATAACTTTCCTTCAATGTCTGAACCTTTGTAGCAAATGATTCAGTATCAGTGAATTCAACATTTTCAGAAAGAGTCTTTAACTTAGCTGCTTGAGTATCTGTCAAACCATCTGCAGCTTCGGAAATAACTGCTTCTCTAACTGCTTCGTTGAGTGTGTTTGACAATTCAACATTCTTGCTAATTTCTTCGTTTAGCTTTTCCTTGAGGCTTTCAATTTCATTACCAAGCTCTTCCACTACTGAAACCTTTTCTTCAGGAATGTCGATATAGTGTTCTGCAAGCAGGTTGCGAAGACCGGAAATGAATTCTTCGGTAAGCTCTGTTCTTAGACCAGATTCAATTGCAACTTCATTTTCTGTTAGCCACTGTTCTGTGACATAGATCATGTAGTTGTTAACCTTTTCGTCAATTTCCTGTACACTTTCTTCAAGTGTAGAAGCATAAACTTCTTCCAACTTTGCTACTTCTTCGTTCAGGTAATTTTCGTAGTTTTCTTGAATGCGATCTGTGATTTCTTCTACGCGAGAATTAACTGCTGCTTCAAAGATTGTCTTTGCCTTTGCAAAGAATTCAGGAGAGAATTCTTCCCCTTCAAACATAACCTTTAGGTCTTCATCAAGGTTTGTGACTTTTGCTGATTCAACAACAAATCTTCTAACTTCTGCTGCTGGTGTTCTTACTGATTCGGCAATTGTTTCGTCTGATTCTTCTTTAGACATTTCACTTAGAATATTAACGATTTCTTCCTCAGAAAGACCGTCTTCAATCATTTCAGCAATGACTGCATCTAGTGGGTCTTCTTCAGATTCTTCGATATATTCAAAGTTTTCTGCAATTGCTTCCTCGATCTGTTCGTCTGAGTAACCTTCTGCGACTAGATTATTGATGAATTCCTGTAATTCTTCAGAAATTTCCATTTCTTCATCGAGGGTTTCAGAATCGTCATCATTTTCGTCTTTTTCAGAAAGCTTCTTTGGTGATTCTGGTCCAACTGAAGGAATACCAGATTTGCTCTTGTCTTTTCCTACTTTTGCTGCTTTTGCACCAAGGTTTTCCTTAGCGGTAGATGTTGGAGTAGCACCACCTAGGTCTTCGGCATCATTATGCTTTGGATCTGGTTCGCTATACTTTGTCTTTGGATGCAAAGTCTCCATATTTGGGTTTGAGCTCTTGGCATCGCGATCAGGATTATTGTCAGAAGAGCTAACAGAAGGAACTTCACCTTCTTTTAGCAAAATTGACTTCGCTGTTTCGTGTAATGACTTGACCATGTTTAGATTACTCCTTAATTGATTATTTATTTATTGTTTTTAGAACTTTGAGACATATCGTTCAAACAGATTAATAGCTACACGTTCAATATCAGATTTACTAGCTGCTTTAATCTCTTTCTTTGCTTCTTCAATATATCTCTTATGCCATTCACCTGTTGCACTATCTAACCACCAGTCATAGTTTTCCATGATGCCATTAACGAAAGCATCTGGTGCTGATGGGTCTGCAACAATGTCAGCCGCTGTGGCCAACTTAAAATCATCTTGAACCAATTGGTAGCCGTTATGAGCCTTCAGAGACCCTACGCCTCTAGTAGAAACTCCTAAACATGCACCACCGTCGAGTAATCCTTTAACTATATTTCCCATTGGAGTGTCTAGAACCTTAGACTTACCAATGAAATTGTTTCCTTCAGGTCTTAGACTAGTAATCATATGAGATACACGATCAAGGTTAATGGAAGGTGTATCTGGGTGTCCCAATTCGCCGAATGCACGGTTCTTTAGGACATATTCGTTGTTATATCTATTGACTTCATTTTGAAGCACACGCATAGGATAAACACGTCCATTTTTATTCTGACGTTCTGCCTGCATGAAAATGCCTTCAATAAAGTAATTTTTCTTTCCGGTACTCTTGTCTTCTTCTACAAGTACCTGTACGTCTGTTACATCTTCTCTAATTAGTTTGAACATATGTGTCATTTATTTGCCCAATTGTTGTAGTCTTTTATTGTTTGTTGCGACTTTACTTAATGATGTTGACACCATTGAATTTTGACGCTTGATATTTTTTACTATACGATTCTTTTATCTGCCAGTAATCTTGTCCAGTGTGCGACTAAAAGATTCGGAAACTGTTTTCTTTTCCAATTTCTTAATTCTATCGGTGACTAGTTTTTCACCTTCTGGTGTAATTGAACCTTTGGAATCTGCCAAGGCCTTTTTATATCTTGAAGCGGTTTCTTGATCTTCATCCACACGCTGAAAATTTCTTTTCATTATAGGATAAATTGTTTTCTTAATTGCGGTTTGACCAGCTCTACCTAATCCAACTAAACCACGTTCAGCTGCCGCACCAATCTTTGGACCAGCTTTTAAAATCATATCTTTTGCTTGTGCTTTATCAGCTCTTAGGTTTGCTTTGACTCTATTTCCTATAGCTCTTAGCATTGCACCTTCATTAGTCAATCTTTTGATCAACTTAATACCCTTCTTTGTGGGTTGATAATCATCACCTGAAGGACCAGAATTTTCTTCTGCATCTTTCTGTAGAGCTCTTTTGATACCTGTCTTTGTTGGTTTCAATGACTTATTTTTAGAGAATAAACCTTCCTTCAAGTCTTTTTTCTGCAATGCTTTAGACTGACCACGTTCTTTGTCTGTAAGAATTTTCTTAGGTTTATCAGTCTTTAGGAGTCTCTTTTCTTCTTCGTCTTTTGTTTTCAGGTCCTTGATAGCACCTTCAACCATGATTCTGATTGCTTCCTTGATCTGAACCCAATCACGTTCACCAATTTCCTTATCACCATAATAGTGTTTGCCCTTTTTGGTGTGGAAACGATCATTAGAAATTGCATTCAATCTATCTTTGGTTGTCTTTGTTGGCAAACCAGCCATTGTTCCATGTACTGCACCATTTTCACCATGCTTTGCAATTTCATGACCATGAAGATAAAGAGACTTGCCATCTGTATGGGAATTTTTACTCTTTTTAGATGTTTTGTTCAAGAAAGCACGACCAATATCACTGGAAACTTTTCTTGATTCCTTCAGGTCTTTCTTGTATTCAGGTCTTTCAGCTGTCTTTACCCACTTACCATTCTTTTGTTTCCAAGAAGAATTGTGGTGTGCTGTAACTGTGGCGATCGCCATTCCTATATATCCTGTTCTTGTACGTTTCTGTTATCTGTTTCTGTCTGTGTGCATCTCCAAGATTTAATCCACCATCCTGGATGTTCTTCTGTCCACTTTGGGAAGTTAATCATTGCTTCCGATTGACACCTTGGTACTGTCATTTTTTCATCAAATATGTCAACATGATGATCCTTGCATTCCTTAGTAAGCTTACCTTCAACGTCCTGGAGGCAGGCTGTGATAATTAGTGTTGTTATAAGCATCAGGCATTATTCCCTCGATTGTTTCTAGTGTTTGGTTTAGGTGAATAACACCTTTCTTCGTCCAGTTTCTTTTCTTTCTTCTTATACTTCTTCATCATTTCACGAGCAAGATGCTTTGCCTTGCTGTGAGGATTCTTCCAAGGTGTGCTCTTTTTCTTATCTGGTTCAAATGGTGGATCATCACGATCATGATCATTTTCTTTTTTTTCATTGATACAGGAAGCAATAATCTTTCTCGCTTCTAGAAGCTTGCGTTCCTGTACGTCAGCAATTTGTTCCTGGAACAATTGATCCGCAGTCAGGTAATCACCATTTAGGATTGCTTCTATAATATTTTGCTCCTTGAGTTTCATTGTACCTGCCTTAAATTTTTTTGGCCAATCACCAGATTTACCGAAGGGGAGATTTTCTTGGTATTCAGGTTTTTTCTTTTCAACTGATTTTTTCTTTCTATTTTTCAATCTTTCCAAATGATCATAGTAATCAAAGGAAGCATTGTCATGTGCTAATACTATATTTTGTCTAGCTTTATGATCATTACTATAACTAGATTTATTAAAATCTTCTAAAGCTTTTGTAGCACTATCATATCTTTTTTTAAGATATGCTGTTCTATCAGATTGTTTACTCATTATGCGAT